ATCGGCCGGTTTCGCAGGAATGGCGGTTTTCCGCCGTTTTTGGGGGCGGACTCGGGCTATGTCGCACGGCGCTATGTCGCACAGCCCGCCTATGTGTCTCAGAATGCAGCGCTTTTGCGGGTGCGTCGCTTGATTGCCAATCTGACGACGCGGCGCCGCGATCGGCGCGCCTCGGCCAGCTCGGCGGCCGTCCTGGGCCGAACGGCGGGGGGGGCTTCCCCCTTTTCGATCGACGCGCCAACCCCCCATGTCCCTCGCGTTCGGCGGGGCGAGGATCTGAAAAACCTCCCGGTCGAGGTTTCCTCGGCTGGAAGCTCATCCCCGGTTCGGATCGGGCGCCGAATGTCATTTTGGCAAATGGGGTCGGGGGTGCGGGTTCTCGCGCGCGGCCGAAATTCAGCCCCGAAGGGCTCGGAATCCAGTCGGACAGGAGTGGGTCAGGGTTATCGCGGGGCTCCGCAGGATGTTGGCACGTACCGGACGCTATGCCTCGCCCTGGCGACTGTCAACGGCGCCTCAGGATGACCACGGCCGAACCTTCCTCGCTGATGAAGGCGATGGCGGCTGAGGCGGGCGTGACGCCTGGCTCTGTGCTCGGCGTCGAGATGGAGGCCGAGCAGCTCGATCTGCTGCGCGATCCGGAAACCCAGAAGCTGCCCGCCAATGTCTTCCGGCTGGCGCGGTCGCGGGCCGAGGTGCGCGGACCGGGGCGGCCGAAAGGCGCGGTCAACCGGAAATCGGATCAGCTCGCCAAGCTCATCGTCGGGAAATATGGCTGTCCGGTCGAAGGGATGGCCGCGATTTACGCGATGCCGCTCGATCAGCTGGTTGAACTGCTGCTGATCGCGGACGGGAGCAAGGATCGCGAAGATCGGCTGCTGACGCTCGCCGACAAAACGCAGGTTCTGGTTGACCGCCTACTCGACGGCGAGGGGAATGGTAGGCCGCTGTCCGACAAGCAACTTGAGCGGCTCGGGGATTTGAGCGAGCGCCTTGCCGATTTGAGTAAGACGCTGAAAACCAAGCCGGGCGAGCTGGCGTTGAAGGCGCTGAACACTCAGCTGCAAGCGCGGCGCGAAGTCGCCCAATATGTCCGCAGCAAGATGCCGGTCGCAATCGACGTGAACCAACGCGCAGATGTGATCCTCAATATACCGGGGCTCACCGATGCCGCGCACCTGGCTGAATATGTCGAGCATCAGAATCTGACCGATCAGGACTTGGCTGGGCTCGAATACGTGCCGTTCGATGGTGGCGATGGCGGCGAGGAAGATGGGGATGACGATGGTTGAGCAAGCCGGCGCATCCCCGGATTATCCCGTTGTCGAAATGCCGGGTGTGCTGCCGATTTTTGTCCGCAGCATGATTATTGGCGCCATGGCGGTTCGCTACGTGCGTGCGGCGGCGCTCGAATATGCCGAAGGGCTCAACGCAGCAATGGCGACGTGGGGCACCGAATGGGATGCTGACCCAGCCCCGCGCTCCTTCGAAGCCGCGTTTGAGGCAGTCGATAGCGATCTTGAGCATTGGGATGGCGATTGAAGCTTAAGCCCGCCCTTGCTGCCGGCGCGCTCGCGCTGCTGTCGGTTGTTCCGGTCACGGCCGATGCGCTGGAAGCGTGCGCGAACGCGATCGTTGAGGCGCGGCCGCTTCGCGACCTTGGTGAGCGGTCGGTGGAACAGCATCGGCTGGTTTGCGAGGCCGACAAGATCGTTGAGCGGCTGACGCAGATCGATCCGGAAGATTTGGAAGACGAAGCGATCGGCCGGTTCGGCGAGCTGCTGGCGGCCAGTCGTGGCCTGACAATGAAATATGTCGGCCCGGTCGCGCACGCCTTCCGGGTCGATCGGTCCGCAGTCAGCACAATCATGGGGCCGTATGGCTCCGCGAAGACGACGACGTGTTTTCAGAAAATCATCAACAGCATCATGTGGCAACCGCCCGGCCCTGACGGGGTGCGGCGCGCGCGCTGGTGCGTGGTGCGCGACACTTACGGCCATCTCCAGGCAAACGTCATGGCCGATTGGTTCATGTGGTTCCCGAAGACGAAGGCGAACTACAACCTCAGCACGAACACGCACAGGCTGCGCTTCGATATCCCGCTTGCTGGCGGCGAGGTCATGAAGCTCGAGCTGGAAATGCTGTTCCGTGCGGTGGAGAGCCAGTCAGCCGAAGAATTGTTCAAGGGCATGGCGCTGACCGGCCTTTGGCTGAACGAAATGGACACGCTCCATCAGGACGTGTTCAAATATGGCTTCCCGCGCGTCGGGCGCTATCGGCCGCCCGGCACCCCGCTCGGCGGTTGGTCGGGCGCGATCGGCGACATGAACGCGCCGGGCGAGGACAACTGGACCTATAATTTCAACGTCAATCGCGACATCGGAATCACTGAAGATCAGCTGAAACTGTATCGCGAAGAGTTCGGCGACAATTTCAAGATCAGCTTCCACGTCCAGCCGGGCGGCCTCGAAGCGGGCGCGGAAAATCTGCCGAACCTGCCCAAGGGCTATTACCAGCGCATCCAGATCGGCATGTCCGAGCCTGATCAGCGCCGCTTCATCCATAATAAATTCGGCGCGGTGCGCGACGGCAACCCGGTCTATTCGCAGTGGAACGACAGCCGCCACTGCATTCAGGACATGGCGGCCGATCCTCGCTACCCGGTGCATATCGGGCTCGATGGCGGCAACACGCCAGCCGCGCTGTTCGGGCAGAAAACCGATAGCCGCCAAATCCGCATCGTAGACGAATGCGTGATCTTCGAGCCCGGCGACAAAAAGGTGCTGCAGAACCTTGGCGCCAAGGAGTTCGGCGTTTCCGTCGGCAAGTATTGGAACGAAAATTTCGCCGGCTTCAAGCTGGGCGCGGTCAACTGGGCTGACCCGTCCGCATGGTTCGGGGGCAGCGACGAACATGCCGAGGATCGCGCCTGGATCGACAAGTTCGTTGCCGGGTTCAACGAAACCGCAATCGGCGTGAAGCTCAAGATGAAGGCGGCGCCGGTCAAGCGCAACCTGCTCGGGCCTCGTCTGGAAGCAGTGCGCGAGGTGCTGAAGGCCGCGAACGACAATCAGCCCGCCTATGTGATTTCGAGCAAGTGCAAGGTTCTGCGCGAGGGATTCAACCGCGGATATGTGATCACCCGCGTGGCCTTTTCGACCGGTGGCGGCCGCTGGAAGGATGAGCCGAACAAGAACGACTTCAGCCATGTCCATGACGCCAACCAGTATCTCGTGCTCGGCCTGACCAAGTTCGACGGCTGGGAAGATGCCGGCGACGCGCGCGGCGCGCGGCAGAAGAAGCGCCGGCCAGTCGATTTCGGGAGCGGCGCCTTTGCGCACCAAGGCGGCGCGCGCGCGGCCGCCAATGACGATTTTGCGCCAGGGTGCGCGGCATGAAGAGGAGGGGTTGATGGCTGTCTTGGCACCATTGTTTGGAGGCGTGGTCGGGGGGCTGGTTTCGAAAGCCTTCTCCAAGCCGAAACAGGCGACGGCGGTGCCGCTGCCCCAGATCACGCCGCGCGGCAATTCCGTGCTGGCGGACATGCTGGCCGCACGGCGCGGATCGGCTGCGAACCAGCGAACCGGCGCAGGCGGCGCCGAATCTTCAACCGGAACGAAAAAGACCCTGCTGGGCACATGAGGAGCAAGACAATGGACGGTACTGCGAACGAAACGACCAAGGAATTCGACCTTGGGGAACTGCTGGGCGGCAACGTCACCAGCGTTGTCGAGAAGTTGCCCGATCTGGGCGATGGCGCCCTGGCGAAGCTGCGCGAGCTGGAAGTGGCTGGCGGTAATCGCGCCACGCTGCTGACCGCGATTGATCAGGCTGTTGCCGGTCGGGTGAAGCCGAAGGAAGGCGAAGCAGCCGGTAACAAGCCTGTCGATCAAGCCGATGGGGAAGCGACTTTCACGAAATCTCAGGTCGATGAGCTGCTGGCACAGCAGCAGGCGGCGCATGAACAAGCGATCAAGGTCGCGGTCGCCAATGCCCGAAAGGAAAAACCAGTGACGCCAAAGGCAACGCCTGTCGCAAAGCCGATCACGCTCAGCGATTCGAAAGATGGCCCCGCGCTTGTGGCACTGGCGGGCCAAAGCTCGATCGTTTTCGCCGATGTGGACGATGTGCCGATCGCGACGCTGCCCAAGCTGGCTTTCGGGCCGGGCGATTATGAGCCTGCTGGCGATCGGGTGAAGCTGAAACGCGACGTCGAGTTCCCGGTCACTCTGCCGGAAACCCAGATCGCAAGCGCCTTCCTGCTCGATGAAAAGGGCGTGGCGAGCGGCAAGGCCGAGCTGGTGATGCCGTTCGGCGTAGGCGGCGGACGATCGTCCAAGCTGCCGGCCGGCACGCTTTCCTTCGCGGGCGCCGGGGCGTTCGCGGCGGCGGCATAATCGACTGAAACGGGGAGGCAAGGCCATGTTCGACGACAAGTGCATAGAGGCGAACCAGTCGCGCATGGAAAGCGCGCGCTATGGGTTCGACAGCTTGCGCGGCGAAATCGCTGACCTTTGCCTTCCCGAACAGTCCGGGTTCAACGCCCGCTATCTCAGCCAGGGCCGCACCCTGACGAACGTCCAATATGACGAATATGCCGCGCTCTCGCTCGAAGATGGCGTGTCGGGCTTCGAAGGCTTTGTGATGCCGCGCGGCCAGAAATGGCAGAAGATCGCCCTGGGCGATGAAAAGCTCATGGAGAGCGTGCGGGTGCAGCAATGGCTGGAAGCCAAGGCCGCGCTGATCTTCAAGATGCGCAACGATCCGAAATCGGGTTTCACCAGTGCGGTCCACACCAGCGCGCAATCGCTGTTCGCCTTCGGCGAGCAGAGCATGTGGGTGGACAAGCGCTATGACGGCATGGGCCGCTTTATCGGCCTATCGTACCAGTCCGAGCACGTCAGCGGGATCTATGTCGAGAATGATGCCGAGGGCAATCCGATGCGCATCCATCGGAAATTCACCCTCTCGGCAGAGCAGGCGCTGCTGAAGTGGAAGGAAGAGGCGCCGCCCAAGGTGAAAGAGGCGATGGCCGGCGACAAGCCGAACAGCGGGCAGACCTTCGAGTTCGTCCATTGCATCGAATCCAATGACAGGATGATGGCGAACCGGATCGACGCGGCCGGGATGCCCTGGAAGGGCTGCTACTACAGCGTTGCGGACAAGAAGGTCTTCAAGATCGGCGGATATCGCACCATGCGCCGCATCGTCAGCCGCTGGGGCAAGGCGAATAACGAGGATTATGGACGCGGGCCGGCCGGCAAGGTGCTGGCGGCGATTCGCGCGACACAGCTGATGATGCAGGATCGCGTTCTGGGGACGGAAATGGCGGTGAAGCCGCCCATGCTGGCCATGGATGATGATCTTGACCAAGCCATCATCGCGCTCGGCCCGTTCGGCATCACCTATGGCGGCCTGGACGAAATGGGCCGGGAGAAGCTCAAAACCTTTCTGACAGCCATCGACCTGACTGGCGCCAAAGAGCTTCATGATGAGCTGCACGGCTATATCGACCGCGTGTTCTACCGTGACCTCATGCAGATCAACCGCGAGCTGAAAACCCATATCAGTGCGGCGCGGACCATGGAGGAGATCGGCGAGAAGGGCATCATGCTCTCGCCGATGGCGCGCCAGGAACAGGAATGGTTCGCGCCGATGCTCGACACCGAACTCGACCTGATTTGGGATGAGGGCTTTCTTGACGATATGCCGCCCGAAATTGCCGACTATTTCCACAATGGCGGCGGGGTGCATGTCATCTATGACAACAACCTCTCGCGGATGCAGGAAGCGACGGCGGCGGCCGGCTATCTGCGGACGGCCGAGCAGGTGGCGTCGATCGCGCAGTTCGACCCTACAGCGGTGCAGGCGTTCACACGCGAATATCCGCTGGCGAAGGTCATTCCCGGCCTTGGCGATGTGAACGGCATCCCGGCCAAGTGGCGCGCGACCGAAGAGGAAAAGGCGGCCGAAGATGAGCAGAAACAGCAGCAGGTTCAGCTTGAGACGCTGTTGAAGGCTGCGCCCACGCTCTCCCAATCGGTGAAGAATGTTGCCGAGGCGGGAGCTGTCAGTGGCGGCTGATCTGGAAATCGAAGCGCTCGCGTCTCTGGCAAGCCAAACGCAGGCCCGGACGATCGCGGAGCGCGTCAAGCGCATCGCCAAGCGCAACACGATCATGGCGTATCGCCGGCTCTTCCTCGACGCTGAGGGTGGGGTGAAGCCCGATGCGATCGATGTGATCGCTGATATCGCAGCGCTCGCCCAGCTCGGCCGGGTGCTGCCACCTTACGCGACCGAGGGCGAGCTACGCGCCTTCGAAGGGCGCCGATCCATGGCGCTGCATATTCTCGGCCGGTTGGACCTTGACGGCACCCGGCTGCGCGATTTGGCCAAGAAAATGAGGGAGAATGGGGAATGAGCGACGGTGAACAGGGCGGCCAGGGCGGCCAGCAACAGCAGGGCGGCGGCGGCCAGCAGCAGGGCGGGCAGCAACAGCAGCAGCAGGGCGGCGGCGGCCAGCAGCAAGGCGGTGGCGAAGGCGGCCAGCAGCAGCAACAGCAGCAGGGTGGCCAGCCGACGTGGCAGGAAAAATTCCTTCCGCCCGAAATGCGCGCTGATGAGACGCTTGCTGCGTACAAAGACCCGGTCGACGCTTTCAAGGCGCTGGTCGAAACCAAGAAATGGGCGCGCGGCCGTGTCGCCGTACCGGGCGCGGAAGATGCGGCCGCTTTTACCGAGTTCGCCGGCAAGGTGCGGCCGGAGAAGGCAGAGGATTACAAGATCCTCGGTCCTGACGGAAAGACCAGCGAAACCGGCGAGGCATTCCGCGCGAAGTTCCATGAACTCGGCCTCCATCCAATCCAGGCTGAAGGTCTGACCAAAGCCTGGAACCAGTACCAATCCGATGTGGTGAGCAAGACGAAACAGGCGGCACAGGACGAACTGACGGCGGTGGAGCTGGAGCTTGGGCCGCAGGCTTATAATCAGCGCGTTACGGCCGTCGAGAATATGTTCCGCAACATGGGCATTGAAGACCTCGATGTGGTCGCCGGATTGGAGCAGGCAGCGGGCGCCGGCAAGACGATGCGCGCTCTTTTCACCATGGCGGAGAAAACCGGCGAGCTGGCCAAGGTCGATGGCGCCAGCGTCGAGCTGAAAATGGGGACCATGTCCGCCAAGGCGGCGCAGGCTGAGCTGGATTCAATGAGCTACAACACTGACCCCGCCTTCCAAGCCAAGCTGACGGATAGGAACAGCCCCGAATATGCGAAGCGCCAGAAGCTTCTGGAGCGCGTCGCGAAAGGGGATTGACAGTTTTACCCATATTGGAGAATTAACACCGCAGGGCGGGGGCATGTGATCACTTACAGACCTCCGCCCAACTCTCCGGCCTCTCCGCCTCGGCGGCCCCGGATGCACGGCGAAAGCAGCCAGGCGAGACGGGGTGCCTATCCCCGAGACGGACCGGGAGTGCCCATCAGGTAGAGCCCGCCTCTCCAGTCGAAATCCGAATGACCCTTCGTTTTTCCCTGGAGACTTCCGATGGCTGATAATTGGACTGATACCCTTCGCAGCGTTGAGTATGTCAACAACGTTACTCACGAACTCCGCCAGATGCCTGGCATTCTCTATCCGCTGGCCGGATCGAGCGACACCTACAGCGCAAAATCGGCTGAGATCGAGCAGCGCTTCGCCCAGCTGCAGCTGCAAAAAAAGACCACCCGCAACGGCGACACGAACAATGTCGATCCGAGTGCGCAGGTCCGCTTCATCAAGAAGCCCGGCAGCTCCAACGTCGCGCCGCTGCTCGATCGCGATGACGCCCATGCCACCAAGGTCGATCTGAAGGCACCGCTTGTCATGGAAACCGCATCGGCGGTGCGTGCCTATCATGACGATCAGTTCCTTGTCGGCTGGTGGGGCAATGGCTGGACTGGCGAAACCGGCGATACGGCGGTGCCCTTCACCGCAGGCAACAAGATCGCGCACGATTTCGGCGGCGGCAGCGTAGGCCTGACCAAGGCCAAGCTGATCGAGCTGAAGCGCCAGCTGCAGAAGGCCAATGTCAGCTTCAAGATGGAGAAGCCGATCATCCTGCTCGATGCCGATGCCGAAAGCGACCTGTTCAACATCAACGAATATGTCAATTTCGACTTCGCGGGGAGCAAGCCGCTCGTCGATGGCGAGCTGAAGCCCTGGATGGGTTTCCGCTTCCTGCAAGCGAATCTCGGTGACCCGGTTGCCTATCCGAACAGCGCGGCTCTGTTCAAGCCGGCGGCCGTCAACCGCCTGCCGGTGATCGTGCCTTCGGGCATCCATCGCGGCGTCTGGGTCGAGTTCTTCGGCAAGATCGATGTGCTGCCCACCAAGCAGTATTCCGAGCAGATTTATGCCGAGGCGGAATCCGCGGTGGTCCGCACGGACGAAAAGAAGGCGTGGTTCATCGAAACCAAGCCGGTTTCCTGATGACGCGGGCGGGGCTTCGGCTCCGCCCTTCCCTGTTTGCGGCCCAGCCCCGTCAATGGCTGTAGAATGCGAGGAAGAGTATCATGGCAAGCAGCATGGGTGCGGCGTTCAGCAGCACCGATCCCTCCAAACTGGCGCCGGGCACGAGCCACGACGCCGCGATTCGATCGATGCGCAACGTCTTCACGCTCGCCAATGACGGCGGCGGAACGACTAATTCGCTAAAGGCGGCCGCGCTCCGCGAAGGCATGTGCGTTCGCGGCGCCCGGCTGGCTTCGGACGTCAATTGCAGCGGCATCAACTTCACGATCGGCACCCTCGCCGATCCGGTGAAATATGCGGCCGCCTTCGCCGGGCCGGCCGCGAATGCGCAGGTAACGGTGACGATCAAGGTGCCGATGCAGGCGATGGACCCGCTGGCGGCGGCCGAGGACGTGTATCTGTTCCCGAGCGGCAACACGCCTGGGGCGGGCACGCTCGTATCCTTCATCGACGTCACCAAGCGATAAGCGATCGGGCGGGTGCGGCCCTCCCTCGCATCCGCCTGGCGGCGCGCCGGGGTTGTCCGGTTTGGATAATTCGGAGTGGGATCCTTTCCGGCGCGCCGCACTTCCCCTGATCCCCTGAAAGCCGCGCACGATGGCCGAACCTCCGAACCAGACCCGCATCGTGAATGCCGCGATTGCGCGGCTGGGCGGAACCGACAAGGTCACCAGCATCGATGACCCGAACAGCAACAGCGCGCGCCGGGCCAAGGAAATCTGGGACGATATGCGCCGCGCTTTGCTGGCCCGGCACCCGTTCAATTTTGCGATCAAGCGCGCGCTGCTGAACGCGGCGGCCGAGGCGCCTGCCTTCGGCTACGAGCGCAAATTCCAGCTGCCGCCCGATTGTCTGCGCTGGCTTCCGCCCGCACAGGGAACGGCTGAATCATTCGTCGGCGAGCGCGAAGGCAATTTCATCCTGACGGATGCCGAGGCGCCGTTGAAAATCCGCTACATTGCCGATGTTACCGATGTGCCGAGCTGGTCAGCGGGCTTCGTGCTGGCGGCGACGATCTTCCTGGCCGGATGGCTGAATGAGGGCGTCACCCAATCGAACACCAAGCAACAGTCGATGGACGAAATGGCCGATGAGGCGATCAGGCTCGCGAAGCGCCTGGACGGGCTCGAAACCGGCGCGACGCGCCGGGGCGCCGTGGTTTCGCAATCGTCCTGGCTGCAAGCGCGCAACCGCACGATCTACGGCGCGGGGCACTGACCGGCGATGGGTCGCGTTACACCAGCACAGACGAATTTCAACGGGGGCGAGATTTCCGAGCGGCTGCAGGCGCGCTTTGACCTCAACCTCTATGATATCGGCATGGCGGAAATCGCCGGCTGGGTGCCGCTGCCCGAAGGTGGGCTGGATGCCTGCCCCGGCTTCATTCATGTCGAGCAGGCCAAGGGGCCGTGCCGGCTGATACCGTTCGATTACAACGCCACGCAAGGCTATCTGATCGAAATGAGCGCCGGCACCGCGCGGCTCTACACAAACGATGCCCGGATCATGGACGGCGATGACCCTGTCGAAGTCGCGCTGCCTTATGACAAACCCGCGATCGACGCGCTCAATTACGAGCAGAGCTTCGACGTGCTCTATCTGTTTCACGGCGGCTATCAGACGCGCGAGTTCACCCGCACCGGCGCCGATACGTTCGAGCTGAATTTGCTGGCGCTGGAGAACGGGCCGTTCGAGCCGCGCAACAAGGACAAGTCGCTTACGGTATTCGCCAGCGGCGTGAC